AAAATTACTTAAAAATAGTGATTTTTGTAAATTAATGTCGATATATGATAATTTAAAAGAAAATAAAGAATTAGATAAAGAAACCGCAACTTATTTGGTTGATGATTTATCTAATGAATTTAGACAAATTAAATTATCTGAGAATACAGTAAGTTTTGTTAAAAGTTGGACTAAAGATATTGTACTTGAAAACAAATACAAAACAATTGATGAACTATTTTATGGTGATTTACTAAAACCTGAAAAGAAATCAATTGCTAAAAAATCAATTGTTGAGTCTTTAGGTAAAAAACCAATACTTAAGGAAAATAAATCTTCAAATGTCCCAATTAGTTCAATGTTAAAAGTTGCTAATAAGACTGCTGAAAAATATTTAGAAAACTTAACTGAGTCTGAAAGAAATTCTGTAAAAGAAGTTTTAACGTCAAATGACGAAAACTTAAAAACAAAATTTACTGAATTAAAAGAAACCGCAATTCAAAAAATTGATACTCTTATCTCTGAATCAGATGAAGAATTATCAAAAGTTTTATTAGAAACAAAAGAAAGACTTACAAATGTAAAACATTCTAAAAAAGAATATATTAAGTTAATGAATTTAACTCAAAATTTATAATTCATTATTTTTTGAATTTTTATAAATAGCATCGTTTAAAATCTGACGTTTTATGTCAGATTTTTTTTTGTAGTTTTTTCTGTTTTGTAACTCTACAATCATTTTAGTTTTTAAAACTTTCGACTTAAAGTTTTTTAAAGATTTTTCTAAATCGTTATTTTTCACAGGAATTATTAACATTTTGACAACTCGGTTTTTGTTGATTATTATTACTTACATAAATAAACGAAGATATGAAAAACTTGTAAATGAAAAAAGGAAAAAGTTGTGTGGTTAGAGGATATAAACAAATAAAATGTTCATATGGTACGGTTGACTCAAAAAATTTAAAATCAATTTATTTAAATATCCAATCTTGGGTCAAACCAAAAACACACGAAGAAAGTTGGAATAGGATTGTATCAGTTTTTAATAAAAATATTAAAACAAATTTAATAGAAATTATCGACAATGAATTATTAAATGAAAAATTTATAGTTGATTTAGATTTGAGAACAAGTGGGATATCAGTTAAAAAAAGGTCTTTCATGAATTTAGAGGTAACATTGTTTTTGAAAAAAGATATTGATTTTAAATCTACTGAGTTAAAAAATTCTATTAAAAATATTATAAATTATATTGAAACAGAATCGTTTAAAAAATCAAATTATTTTAAATTTTACCTTACAAAATCGAGTAAAACAAAAACAATCGATAAAATAGAAAGTATTTAATATTTATCTATAAAAAGGTAAAATGCAAAATTACAAAATATTAGGTCCAAGAGACACAGGAAAGGGTATTTTAATTGAGATGGATGCGGGATATGTTTCCCCAACAGAAAAGAATAATCAAATCTTCCTACAAGAAAGTAAGGATTTTAAAGATTATTCAAAACCATTTGAATTCTACGCCGTTCTACAAAAATACAATACACCAAATAGAAATGGTAGAATATATCCTGAAAGACTCTTAAAAAGAGAATCTGAAAACTATATAAAAAACTATATTGGTAAGAAAACTGCTTTGTCAGAACTTAACCACCCTGAGTCTTCATTGATAGATTTAGATAGAGTTTCACACATGATTACAGAGATGTGGTGGGATGGTAATGTCCTATTAGGTAAACTATTACTTTTGACCTCGCCAGGGTTCCATGAAAGAGGTATCGTATCAACAAAGGGTGACCAAGCGGCAAACCTATTAAGATTAGGTGTAACGTTAGGTATATCATCAAGAGGGGTAGGTTCCTTAAAAAAGGTAGGTGACCAAAATGAAGTGCAAGACGATTTTGAATTAATTTGTTTTGACTTGGTATCATCACCATCAACACCAGGAGCTTATTTATTTACTGAACCTGATGGTAGATTTGCGTTTGAAGAAAACATTCAAGAAGAAAATGAACTAAAAGCTTCTAGAACAGTTAACAAATCACTTGATTTAATGGGAAGACTTACCGATTATTTAGGAAAATAAATAATTATGGAAATGGACGAAAAATACTTTGTGGCTAAAATCCAATACGATTTGCCAGATGAGAACACAGGAAAAATTAAAAAGGTAAGAGAAGAAAAACTTGTAAGAGGTTATTCTGTTACCGATGTCGAAGCTAAAGTTACTGAAGCTTACAAATCATTTAGTTATGATTGGAGAATTACTTCAGTAAGTGAAAGTAAAATTGACGAAGTGTTTGAGTAATCACAAAGTTAAAAAAAAATTAAAAGGGGACGAAAGTCCCTTTTTTCATTTATATACTAAAAAAAATTAATTTTTCTAAACATCTACATATTTATTTAATAAAATAACGCACAAATGGCAGAAAAAAACTTAGTTGAAGAAGCATTAATCCAAATACAAAATTTGGAAGAAGCAATCAATGAAAACGCAAAAGAAATACTTCATTCTACAATGAAAGAAGAAATTAGCGAATTAGTAAAAGAGTCTATGAAAAATGAGGCTGAAGAAGAAGATGAATTTGAAGTTGAAGACGAAATGGTATCTGAAGAAGAATCTGAAGAGGAAGAAGACGAATTTGAATTAGAAGACGAGTCTGAAGAAGACGAATCTGAAGAGGAAGAAGACGAATTTGGAACTGAAGATGACGAAGATTCTGATGAAATGTTTGACATGTCAAATTTATCTGATATGAGTGGTGACGATGAATTCGGTTCTATGGGAATCCAAGATTTATCTGACGAGTCAATGGACACAGTTTTAAAAGCTTTTAAAGAAATGAAACCTACCGACACTTTCGAAATTAAGAAAGATGGTGATTTTATTCATTTAAAAGATGAAGAAGATGAATATCTTATTCAGACTGAATCGGAAGAAGATGAATTTGAAATGGATTACGATAATGACGAAGAAGAAGAAGAAGAAGAAGAAATCGTTTACGAAATCGAAATGGATGATAAAGCTGAAGAAGAAATTGATGAACAAACGGACGAGATGTATAGTGAAATGTATTCCGAAGACGAAGAAGAAGAAGATGATGAAGAATACATGACAGAATCATCTCAATTAGTTGGATTATCAAAAGGTTTTAAATCAGAAACAAAAGAATCAACTAAAGCTAAAGTTGGAAAAGGTGGTTCAGTTGGGAAACCTAAATTTGATTATAAAAAATCAAAAGGTGGGTTTGACGAAAAGAAAACTTACGTTAATCCTACTAAAGGTACAGGTAAACCTAAGTTTGAATTCAAAGAAGGTGAAATGTTTGAAATGCCGTCACGAACTCGAAAATTATCTAAGGAAGAAGCTAAAGAAGCTTCACGTACTTACGGTATGGGATGGAGAGATGGAGCACTTAAAAAAGGTGCAAGAGCAGGACAAAATCAAGCCCGTCTTTATACTGAATCTATGGTTGAAGAACTTGAAATGTTAAAAGTTAAAAATGAAGAATACAGAAAGGCTCTAAATATGTTTAGAGATAAACTTAACGAAGTTGCTGTATTTAATTCAAATTTAGCATATGCTACAAGATTGTTCACTGAACATTCTACATCAAAGCAAGAAAAAATTAACGTTTTAAGAAGATTTGATTCTGCAGAAAGTCTTAAAGAATCTAAAGCTTTATATAGAACAATAAAAGAAGAACTTGGAGGAGAATCCAAAAAGTTCATGACTGAGTCAATCGAAAAAGTAATTGATAAATCTCCACAGTCAGGTTCAGCAGTTAATCTGATTGAATCTAAGACTTATGAGAATCCTCAATTCTTGAGAATGAAAGACATTATGTCAAAAATAATAAAATAAACTTAAAAATAAAAAACCTATAAAATAAATGGGAGCATTATTAGAAAGTGGATTAGTTGGTAACATCGGTCTTAAGCACTTGAAAGTTATCAAAGAAGACACTATAAACAAATGGGACAAATTAGGGTTCCTAGAAGGTCTTAGAGGCCACCTAAAAGAAAATGTTGCACAGTTGTATGAAAACCAAGCGTCACATTTAATTAACGAAGCATCATCATCATCAGATTCAGGTTCATTCGAAACTGTGGTATTCCCTATCATCAGACGTGTGTTCTCTAAATTATTGTCTAACGAGATTGTATCGGTACAAGCTATGAACTTACCAATTGGTAAGTTGTTCTACTTTATACCTAAGATTCAAGGTTATTCAGGTGGTTCTATAACTGACACTCTTGGTATTACATCAGGTGACCACTACGCACCAGTAGGTGGTCCTGGTAACTATCCTGGAAATCCTACAGCAGGTTATGATTCAGGTACAGGTTATCCATATGGTATTGCACCTAAAAACCTTTATGATATGTTCTACGAAGGAACTGAGCCAGGTCTTAACCCGGCAGGTTTGTTTGATTACTCTAAAGGTCGTTTCCTTACAATTACATCTGCAACTCCAACAGTTGCTTGGTCTAGTGGAGCTCTTGTATATTCAGCTTACACTGTAGGTGGTTCTAACTTAGAATTTAGAAAAATAATTGTTGCATTATCAGGTTTCTCAAGTGCGGGTGTTGGTAAATTAATCGGACCAAACGGTCAAGAACAAGATACTGATGAGTTTTTGTCTAACTTAGTTCTTT